GGTGGACAAACGCACCGAGGTTATGGATGTTAAAATGGACCACTTGGTTCAAGCTGTGACCACACTAACAGAAAGGCAGGCTACTCTTGATAAGTCGTGGACAAATACCTTTTCAAATTACCAAACCTCCAGAGAGACTCAATAATGGCAGAGAAAAAGAAAAAACTCGACGCCTGCGCCAAGAAGGTGAAAGCTCGGTACAAGGTGTGGCCCAGCGCATACGCAAGCGGAGCGGTAGCCAAGTGCCGAAAAGTGGGGGCCGCAAACTGGGGCGAATCTTCTAAGAAACGCAAACGCCCTGTGAAGAAGAAGTTAAAAGAAGGCGGTTATATTGCTTATGGCTGCGGCGGAGTTACAGAGGGTCGTCGTAAAGAGACGAATAACTACTGATGGCAAAGAAGGACAACTCACTGCGCAAATGGTTCTCCCAAAATAACGGGAAGGGCTGGGTTGACTGTAAAACAGGAAAGTCCTGTGGGAGAAAAAAGGGCGAGAAACGTAAAGGTTACCCTGCTTGCCGACCTACGATGGCGCAGTGTACCTCCGCAGCGAAGAAGAAGAAATCATCTAAGCGCATCAACTGGAAGGCTGATGGTGGCTTGGTAAGAGTGTTTTGATAACCTTGAGGAGTATGCTATGAAGGATTTAAGTGGCGACGGCAAAGTGACTAAGAAAGATGTTTTGATTGGGCGCGGGGTCATTGAGAAAAAGAATGGCGGCATGTTGGACGGTTACATGGGCGGCGGTATGATTAAAAAAGGCTACAAGTACGGTGGCAAGGTCAAAGGTTACAATGCTGGCGGCTGCGTAATGGCAGGCCGCGGTGGATCGTTTAAAGGAAACAGCTGATGGCAACTTCAGGTTCAAGGGATTTCAACCTCGATGTAGGCGAGGTTATTGAAGAAGCGTATGAGCGGTGTGGATTAGAGGTCCGCACGGGCTATGATGCTCGCACTGCCCGTAGGTCCTTGAACTTGATGTTTGCGGAGTGGGCTAATCGGGGTCTTAACCTTTGGACAGTTAAGCAGGGCACCATTACCCTTACTCAAGGTCAAGCACAGGAGGCTCTTCTTTCTGATGTGGTAGATCTTCTTGATGTTGTGGTTCGCCGAGATGGCACAGATTTCGAAGTGGAGCGAATCAGCCGTGGTGAGTATGCAACTCTTCCAAATAAGACGACACAGGGACGTACCAGTCAGTACTGGCTGAATCGGCAGATTGATCCTGTAATCAATCTATGGGCTGTTCCGGAGAACTCCACAGATCAATTGATTTACTATTATGTTCGCAGGATCGAGGATGCGGACTCTTTGGTTGACACGACCGATATGCCTTTCCGGTTTTTCCCCTGCATGGTTGCGGGCCTAGCCTATTATATGGCGATGAAACGTGCTCCAGAACGTGTGCAGTTGTTGAAGACGGTGTACGAAGAAGAGTTTCAACGCGCGGCGGACGAAGATCAAGGTCGAACTCCTTTGAAATTGCAACCTAGTTTGAGTTACTTGAGGGTGTAATGACATACGCTGGCGGTAAAAATGCTTGGGGAATATCTGATCGGTCTGGTCGCCGTTACCGTCTTAGTGAGATGAAGGTGGAGTGGACGGGGGCTAAAGTTGGGCCGGATGAGTTCGAGCCCAAGCACCCACAGCTATACCCACCTAAAGCGTATCCAGACCCGCAGGCGCTACGGGATCCTAGACCAGAAACAGGGTTAGCAGAACAGAGAGCTATTCAGACGGGTTGGAATCCAGTTGGATTTGCAGCTATTGAAGGTCTTTCTCCCCCCAGTAACTTGGCTGCAATTGGTTCTGTGGGCACTGTATCAATAGGCAAGCCTGCAAGCGAAGATATTGTGGGGGTTTCGGCTACGGGGTCTGTGGGAAGTGTCACGATACCTACGGATGGTGACGATACGGTGTCAGTAACGGGAGTCAATGGCACAGGTTCTCTTGGAACTGTGACGGTAAATACCGCTAGTCCTACAACGTACACTGTGACAGTTCAATCTTACGGCGGTGGAAACCGATACTACGTTGATGGCACTCGACAACCTACGTTAAGTTTTTCTGAGGGCAGTACATATGTGTTTAACTGGTCGGCGGCTACAGGCCATCCGTTACGTTTCTCCACTACTTCGGACGGTACACATGGTGGAGGCTCTGAGTACACAACAGGCGTGACAATCAACACGGGAACGTATACATCTACTATTACGGTGGCTGTTGGTGCCCCAACATTGTACTATTACTGCCAGTTCCACAGTCAAATGGGAGGCCAGATTAACACGCCATGAGTTTTACATACGCACAGCTAAAGCAGGCCATTAAGGACTATACGGAGTACGAAGAGACAGGGTTTGTCAATAATATTCCTTTGTTTATCCGCTTGTCTGAAGAACGCATTTTAAAAAATGCGCAACTTAGCTTGTTTCGTAGAAACGCAACTGCGAGTGTAACTGCAAATTATCAGTACTTGCGTATCCCAGACGACTTCTTGGCTCCATTCTCGTTGAGTCTGAAGCCTGTCGGGGGAGCCCTATCATTCGCTGAGTTTAAAGATCCGAGTTTTTTGCAGAGTTATACACCTGATCCGGCCACAACAGGCCTTCCCCGGTACTATTCTCAGTTCGACGTTTCTAATTTCTTGATGGCTCCTACTCCCGATTCGACATATGTGGCAGAGCTTCATTATTTTTATCGCCCTGCAAGTATTACGAGCGGTGGAGATAATGAAACAACTTGGTTAAGCAAAAATGCTGAAATGGCTTTACTGTACGGCGCTCTGATTGAGGCCTATATTTACATGAAGGGCGAACAAGATATAATGGCTATGTATAATACTCGCTTCCAAGAAGCCATGAATGGTGTTAAGATGCTTGGAGAAGCCAAAGAAGTGACCGACGAGTACCGTACAGGCAAGGTTGTAAGGACTAAACAATGAGTTTAGATTTTAAGTTAGATATACCTCGGTACGAAAACGTGATATCGGTTAAGACTACAAACAAGCGAGGGTTCTCCCCTGAAGAGCTTGCAGAAGAGTGTGTTGGAAAAATCATAGCTGTTTCAGACACCGCTCCCCCAGCTATTAGAGATCAAGCTCATGCGTTTGAGAAAAAGGTCGAGAAGTTGGTGGCGCATTATATGCGTCGATCTATAGAAAGTGACCGTACTACGGTCTGGAATGCGTTAACGGATGCGGGTCATCCTGAACTGGCTGAACTCATAAGGAGACTCTAACATGGCCTTTACCGGAAATCATATGTGCACATCGTTCAAACAAGAACTGATGCAAGGAATACACAACTTTACAAACGGCTCTGGAGATGTTTTCCAGATGGCGTTGTATACTAACAGTGCTAGCTTTAACGCTGCAACTACTGCGGCGGTGTTTGGCAATAGTAACAACGAAGTAGCAACTTCTGGAACGTACACTTCTGGTGGACCTTCGGGTAGTACAGCAACCAACTCTTTGGTAAATGTAACTCCTACAACCTCAGGCACTACAGCGTTTACAGACTTTGCAGACAAATCGTTTACATCTGCTACCATTACCGCTCGTGGAGCCTTGATATACAACAGTTCGGCTGGAGCAGGCTCAAACACTGCGAATGCAGTCGTTGTTTTAGACTTTGGCTCGGACAAATCTTCTACAGCAGGGGATTTTCAAATTGTTTTTCCAAGTGCTGATGCTTCTAACGCACTAATACGGATAGCCTAAAGGTTTCGTTCAATGGTGGTATTTGCTAACAGAGTTAAAGTAGGCACCAGTACAACAGGTACTGGTACAGTTACCCTTGGTTCTGCTCTGATAGGGTTCCAGACCTTTGCGCAAGGCGGTATAACTAATGGGCAATTAGTTCGCTACACCATAGAAGATGGCTCTAGCTTTGAAATAGGCACTGGGACATATACTGCCAGTGGTACTACAATGGCTCGTAGTGTCGAAGAAAGTAGTAACTCAAACTCTTTACTAGATCTGTCTGGAAATGCTACCGTTTTTATAACGGCAGCGGCAGCAGACCTGGGCGGAAGCGGTGTATCG